GTTTGCACGTTTCGGGTCTTTCAGGGTGTTGCGGATAAGGTTCTGGTAGGATTCCGTGCTGATGGCGACGGAGAACGTCTGCTTCTTCGCAGGCGCGATGTTAGAACTGCTCATAGTCGTAACCTCCATTTACGAGAAATTCTTTGAGTGCTTTCAGCTTGTCAATGCCGCCGCGGACGCGGAACGAAACCTGATAGATCTTTTCAGCAGGCACCTCGGTGGGAATGGGCTGCTCGACGGGTGCAGAAACGGGGGCAGGCGGTTCTTCGTTCAGAACTTCTTCGATTTTGGCCTGCGCGGCCTCCTGAACATCCTGCGCAGATTTCATAGCTGCGCGGCGGCGAGCGGCTTCTTCCATCTCCTTGTGACGCCGGTCAACGATCAGGGCCGCTTCCGGTGCGGAAAGCGATTTGCGGTACTCGACCAAGACCTCATCCTTGTGCTCCAGCGTTTCGATCATCCGCAAATCGTTTGAAACGTTCTGCAAGAACAAGGAAGCCTGTCCTTGCAGCTTTTTCAGAGAATCGGACATCGTGATATTGATGCCGCAGCGGTCAAACGGCGCGATGTCTTCGGGGATATTCAAGCTGGCGCGGTATTCGTTGTAGAACGCGACGATTTCGTCACGCTTCGCGCCCTTGATGCCGTTCTCAACGGAAGCGATCTTGGCTTTCAGCTCAGCGTCTGCCTTGGTGAAAGCGTCGGCCGCACATTCCTTGTAGAGCTTTTCAAAAGCCTCATACGGAGCAAGGATGGCCTTTTTGACTTCACGGCGGCGGGCTTCCAAGTCCTGAAATTCCTTGTTCAGTTCGGCACGGGCTTTCTTGACGTCCTTGTAGGTTTCCTCGGTGCAAGCCAGCGCCAGCGCCTGTGCAACGCGAGCATCGACAGAAGCTTTGACCTGCCGCAGTTGGTCTTCGATAATCGGCAACTGCTTGACAACGATCAGATTATTTTCCATCGGTCGGCGCCTCCTGCGTGATTTCTTTCAGGAGCGGCAAGATCCGCTCGTCGATTCGGCTTTCCGGCACGTTGATCTCGCAGATCACAGCGCGTGCTTCGCGTTTGGCTGTGGGGGCGATAACTTCCATGCCGACGTGGGCGTTCGGAATGCTGCAGCGGTAGCTGTATGGGCGTCCGGCGCGGACGCTGCCGGTTTCTTCGTCGCGATAGTAGACATTTACGATCATGTAGATTCTCCTTTCAAATTTTCAAAATCAACCGGCTCATCCGGGTCACATGACTCGACCGTGAAGCTGATACGCTCATGGCAGAACTTACGGAAGTTTCCGTCAGGACCCGCCATGCAGCTTCCCAGAAACGATTCTTCGGTGTATGCGCTGCTGCAATTCAGAATGCCGGGCTCCTTGTCGGGGTGGACAGCGCGGAACGCCGCGCAAGCCAGATTGACAGTTGGTGCTTCAACCTCTGTCCAGCCGCCTACGAACGGCTGTCCATCCGTGCCGTATGTGAAGTAGTATTTCATTCGCGATCTCCTTTGCTGATATATCCGCGCACAACATCGGTGAGCCAGTCCTGCACAGTGTCGTAGCCGTCGGCTGCAAGGTGCGCTTTGAGCTGGGCAGCTTCGTCGGTGGTGATTCTGGCGTGCAGCTTGTCCTTGAGCCTATGCTGATCGGCTGTGCGGAGGTGCTTGCGAATGCTGCCGTCCGGGTCGAACTTGGCGTAGAGGGCTTTCATGGCTTTCTGCGTCAGGCAAATCCCGTAGGCGTCGCTGTTCTCGCACTTGCTCTGGCTCGTCATGTCGTACTTGGGGTAAATGGTCTGCACAACGGCAACCATGTCTTTTGCGGGCGTTTTTGTTTTCAGCCGCAGCTCTTTCAGGCTGTTCGGCATGAGCATTCCTCCTTGACGATAAGATTTTTCACTGCTATGATCGAGGTAGGTCTTTGTGCCTGGGGTCGTTTCCGTGCCAGCGGAGCGGCCCCGTTTCTTTTTCTGCTACTCATGCAGACCTCTTTTCCTGAATTTCTTCGATGGCCGCAAATACCGCAGCCAGTTCCGACAGTGAGTTGAATTTCCGCTTGAACGCATCGAGTTCGCGTAGTGCCAGCGATAAAAGCTGATCTCGGCCGTCAGCATTTTGCATAATTGCGGTGACAGATCTGTACTCCGCCGTTTTGTACTCAACGTTGAAAAAGCTCCGAGTCGGCGCAGCTGATTCATGCACCGTAACCAAGCAGCTAATGATGTGCCGCGCCTGATTTTCACGATACTTTTCAGCGGCAATGCCGTCGTTCCACTCAAACTCGTCATGTAAGGGTGAATTCTCGTCACGGCATTCGTCCAAAAGGGTCTTTGCTGTTAGCCGGCCTTCGGCTTCCAACCTTGAACAAAGAACGCCTGCCTGCTGCGCATCTGCCTTTATGCGCGCTCCCTGCTTCCACTGAAAAACCATTAAATTTCCTCCTTTCTTTCAAAATAAGTTGAATTTCCGCTTACCTAGCCAATGCTGGCCTTGCCACAGCTTGCCATACCATACCGTTCCTGCCGTGCCATTCCACGCCGTGCCATGCCCCTCCTAGCCATGCCATACCTAACCAAGCCTGCTACATCAAGCCAAACCGTGCCACGCCGCTCCGCACCGCGCCTGACCATTCCTTGCCTCGCCTGCCCGACCATACCTTGCCTTACTCGGCCGCGCAATGCCTCACCTAGCCTGCCTCGCCGCAACGGACCACGCCAGAACGTACCGGGACTTGCCCCGCCAGCCAGTTACTTCGCGGCTACATGGAACATCCCGTACTGACCATCGCGTTCAGGACGCCACTCGCCAATTCCACAGGCGTAACCGCCAGCGTTGATGATGTTCACAATCTGCTCAAGCGAATACGTGCCGTTTGCGTTGTAACTTACAACCAGATCGGCATACCAGTTTCTGAACTCGCCTCGGTAGCGAATATCTGCCGTTCCCATGCCAACCTTGACCATGTCCTCTCGCAGCACCGGAGGATCACTGTGAATCTCAATCATCTGATTTTCATCACCGTCAATAAAAAACGCGCCGCGCATGGACATTTTGTCTTTCGCCCAGCCCATACGAAAAGCTGCACTGATTGCTGCCTGCTTAATGGCCGTAACAGGGAAACAGAAGCGGGCTCCTTCGGAAATCGCCCGCTCAAAGCCAGCTTGCGTCATGTCGGTCGGCATCGGCGTTTTCCAATACATCGAACGGATAAAATCTTCGATCGGGTCTTTGGCAGCTTTTGCTTTGGTCTTTGTGACTTTCATTTGTTTCTCAAGCATTTCGCGTTTTGCCTTTTCAGACCAAGCGTGCATGATAAGCGGTGTATCGCCAACGATCCGGACTGTTGCGCGTTTGACTTCAATAGGCCTAATTTCGATAACCTCGACGCTTTTACTTGTTGCCATTTAATTCGTCCTTTCTGATTTCAAATTCGGGCAGCGAGTGACTTCACACGCCGCAGCTCCGGTCGTGCCGGGTGCGTTGCGCGAGCAAGGTACTCAGCAATCGCTTCTTCGGTAATCCAGACCTTGCCGCCGGGCTTCCGCTGGATATAAGCCAGATGCCCGCTGCTGCGTTCCGCATCCAGCGTCATAACGGTTATGCCAAGTCTGACTGCTGCCTCCTTTCGGGTAAGTAACGTACTCACGTCATATCCTCCTTTCTGTCCCTTGCCCCTCCCCGACGATATGTGTTAAAATTTCGCTGAAAGGAGGTGCTTTTGTGGCAAAACGATACGTTGTCGATTTGCGCAGCCTCGACCCCGCCAAGAGAGAAGCTGCGTACAAACAAATTGATGAACTCGCGTTTATGACCGAGATGGTTTTCGGTCCTGCCGGGCTTGAGGCGGTAGAAGTGTTCTGGACTTCGGAAGAAGACTTCGCTACCTCTCCGCTGATTCCGTCTGGGTGTCGCTGTACTCCGCGTTAATCTCATCCATTGTCATCGTTTCCATGCCCCAGACTTGAAATAGCGCTCTCGGGAAATCCGGGTCGTAGTCAAATACGACTCGGATTCTCTTTTTCGGGTCGGAAAATTGCTCCAGAATCTCTGGCAGCGCCCGCAGATTCTGCATGATGGTTTTACCGTCGTTCGGCCAGCAGCCGGCGCCGACGCCCGGCTCAAGCTTCACTTCGTAACCGAAGTGCGCGTAGGTTTCATCGCGGGCAGCGTCCTTCGGCCACTGCTTTGGGGTGCTGAATGTGTTATTCATCGCTGCCGCCTCTTACAACCAGTACGCCAAGACGGGTCAGCTCGTCGTAGCACTGGCGGATGGTTTCCTGTGCTGCTGTCAGGCGGTCGAGGATTTCCTTGACCTTACCCTCTGGAACTTCAATTTCAATGCAATAGTTGTTCACTGTGTCCTCCTTTCTGCGTTTCGCTTTCCGAATTAGATCTTCGACCGGCGCAAACGACCTTTCGCTACTTCGAGCAGCAACTCTGCTTGTTGAAACGAAAGGTCGTTGTTCATAAGCAGCTTGCAAATCTCATTCGGAAGGAGCTCACGCTTTTCGCGCGGGATTCCAGCCCAAATCTTTTCCGGGTTCTCGTCGTTTACCGCTGCTACGACCTTTTGCAATGCCTCGTTCATAGATGCCTCCTTCCTGTCTTCAGTTAGCCTTGGAAAACAAATACTCAATGGATTGACCGTGGAAAAATTGATCTCTGATTGCGTTGATTTCTGACCAACTGAAATCACCTTTTCCGCTTACCTTGTCACGCACGCTACGGTCTGTCCTGTGAATTGCTCTCGCCAGATCCGAAATGGTTACGTTTTTGCGTGCCATCTCTGCCTTTAAGTTTGGAAACATATTCTCACCTCGTTTCTCCACCGTTAACGGTGGTTTGTTGAAATATTACCACCGTATACGGTTGTTGTCAAGAAATATTTCTTCCATGGACGGAAATTTTTCTTGTTTCTTTCCTCCAAGCATGGTATTATGTGCTTATAACAAAAAGAGGGGTGATTTCCTTGTGGCTTGATAAACTTCGGGAAATGAAGAATGAATCTGGTCTCACGACAAAAGAAATTGCACATTTGTCCAAAGTTCCAGAACCGACTTTGGAGAAAATTTTCTCTGGAGCAACTAAGGACCCAAAATTGGAGACGATGCGCCAGTTGGTACGGGTTTTTGATCGCACACTAGACGATTTAGATGACAGTCAAAACATAAGAAAAAGCCCATTCATCGTGGAGATGAATGGGCTTGATAGGAACGATCGTGAGATAATAATGCTTTTGCGGAAACTTACTCCCGATCAGAAAGTAGTTCTGATTGCTGCGCTAAAAGCAGCGATTCAACAAGATTTGTGAACACGTTCTGCTGTGCCGGGGGCAGTTGATGCAATAGTCTAAGAATCTGTGCGTCAAGGTACGACATTTCTTGCTCTTCCTCGGTCAGCTTGGAAAAGAGTTCTGCCGCGAGAAGAGTTTTCTGGCATGGTTGTCCCTCGGTGTGCTTTTCGCTTTGCATTGTCTTGCTCCTTTATTTTTTGCTGCCGGCGCATTTTTGATTATAGCATAAAAACAGGAAAACGGTCTTTTTTGAGAGAATATAACATTCTCTTGATTTCGACAAGGAGGGGATTTCATGGCTCGACCGAAGAAACCAACATATGAGTTTATCCCCAGCCGGAATGAATACCGCAAGCGCATCAAAGGCCCAGACGGCAAATACATTGCCCTTTACGCACAGACACCGGATGAGCTGACGGAAAAGGTGGCTCTTGCCCAGCGCCAGATCGAAGAAGCTGTGTATCGGCGTGAGAATCCTACTGTCCGGGAGTATGCGGAAAAGTGGCTTACCATGCAGGCTTCGAGCATTCGGGTAACTACGCTGGCTGACTATACCTCCAAGGTCAAAATCTATATCATCGAGCCGCTAGGCGATCGGTATATGCAGGAGATCACGCCCGAC